TTCTAGCTTTGTCTGCCTCTTGCAGCATCTTGTTACGTGCAAGAATGTCAGAAATATCTTGGTTAGTTTCGATGATAATGCCGCCATCACCGTCCGAATGTACTTTTTGGTGTCTAAAGTTTGTCATGTCTCTTTATAAAAAGCCCCCATCCGAAGACAGGGGCTAGTTTCATTACAGTGCGAAGTTCAAGTCAGCCACGATACCGTGAGCAGCTTCGTTCTTCACTTCCAGAGTTACCTCAGCCAGAATCTGGGTACGGTCCGAATCGCCAACCTTAGCCAGTTCATTCGTCATGAATGGGCGGAGGAAAGCCATTGCAGCGTACTCAGGATCAAGAATTAGCATATCGCGATCACGCATGAAACGGTTAGGCACGATAGACAGTTGACCGAAGTCTGATTGATAAATATCAGCAGCACCGATAATCACACCAGCTTCAGGCTTCGTGATCTGATAACGATTAACTGCGATACCAGCAAATGTCGAAACCTTCTGCTTACCAGCCGAACCAACAAACACGGCTTTAGGCATACCACCTTGGTCAAAGATCGAAGCGATAACAGTCTTCATCAGTGCTTCAGTAGCAGTACGTTGTGTACCGTCAGTACGGGTAGAAGTACCCGAAGTTGCAGGAGCAGAACCACCAGCGCCTTGCGAAGAGTTAGTCTTAATCCACGACAGCAGCGAACCCATTGTACGGGCCACAGTTGAAGTGCCAGCAGACTTACCTTGATTAGCAGTGATGATGGTTTCCAGATCACGCTTCAGCTCTTGCGAGGCTTTAGACAGTTGATAAGCCTTTTCAGACTTACGACCAGCCTTGTTGACGCTATCCAAAGTGCCGGACACTTGGACAGTCTTCTGCACGATCTGTGTGTAGTTACCTACGCGAGTCGTTGGAGACATAGTTGCAGAGGAAGCGTCTGCACCCTCAACAGCAGCATTGGCAGTAGTTGCAGCAGCCAAGCTATCAGTTTGCCACTCATGGTAAACAGCAGTAGCTTTAGTCTTGCCAATAGACGAGAAGATCGGTGTCTCAGTTGGCGAGATGTTATAGATAATATCCGACAGGTCTTCACGTTGACCAATTGCGGTATAAGTTTGATAATTTGCCATGATAATTCCTTATAAAAATCGTTCAAATGCGGCTGCGGCATCTGCAACCCGTCCGGATTGTTTCGCTCTAGCCTTCAGTTTTTTCAGTTCTTCGCTACTAGCTTCACGAGGCTGAGTCACACCAGATTTCATTGTTCGTGGTGCTTCATTCACCTTCTTCGTAATGCCAGGCTTGGATGCTTGCAATTTATCAAACTGCATAGCTTTCCAAAGTGTTATTACTGCGCGAGAATCATAGACATTAGCCAATTCATCATCAGAGAATCCAGCTTGCTTGCCATAATTCCGCACATCTTTACGAATAGCATCACCCTTAACAGGATCAGCATACTCAGGTAATGCAGCGACTAGCTTGTTGGCTTCTTCGCTAATCTTGTAACGAAGTTGCTGTTGCCTATCATGTTCCTGCTGCTGTGAGATACGCTCACGTTCCACACGAACTTGCATTAACTGCTTTTCCCTCTGAGACAACTCAGCTACCTTTACTGCATAGCCAATAGGATCAGTCTCTTTCAGGTATTCGAGGTTTTCCTCTTGTTGCGGCTGATTAAGCATCTGCTCGATGACTTGCAATCGCTCTGCATAGACATCCCGCAATTGCTTAGCTTCCTGAACAGCATGGCGTTCGGCCTCTACTGCCTTGCGTTCTTCAGCTACAGCCTGCGATTTCCGTGTGTAATCTGTGCCAAGTTGATAAGACTTAATAAGTTCATCAAGGGTAACGTCTTTTTCCTCACCTGCTGCTTTGACTCGGAATGTCTGTGCCTGTGACTCATCCTCGCTATCTTCTTGTTCTACCTCAGACTCTTCTGATTGCTCATAGTCATCTGATTCGGCCTCGCTATCGTTGGCTTCTGCTTGGCTTTCAGGTTGTTCCTTTTCGGAGCCTTCGTCGCCACCCATTAAGCCCAAAATAGCGTTAGCTGCACTACCTACGTCTAACTGCGCACTTCCTTCTGGATTGGTGCTTTCAGTATCGCTCATGTGTTTTCATTTCCTTAATTATATAGGGATTCGCCCTACACGACCTACAAAATCTTCCAGCGTTTATCATTAATCAGCTTCTGCGATCCCATGCTTTGAAGTTGATTCTCAATATCCTCAATAACTCGCAATCTAATATAAGCAGCTTCACGAATATCAGTATCGTATGTATCACTAGCGGCAAACTTGCCATGCTCAATAGATTTAAGATCAGCGATTAACTCCTGAAACAAAGGATCGTTAACCAATGTATTAGCCCATGCTGCTTTATCCACCTGTTAAGCTCCCAAGTTCACGGATTGCTTTTAATACAATATCAGCCTGTTTATTGCGACTATCTTCATCAGCAATATCCATAGCCAGAATAGCTTGCAATTGCTGTACCGCTAATTGAGCCTCTTTAATCTTAATCTCTGAAGTATCTTTCTGATTCTTCATCTGCATCTCAATACCCTTACGAGTATATTCTGCTTCCAATTGCTGTTTTTGAAGATCAAGTTTTGCAGCTTCAATCTGAGATTTAGCCTGTGTCTTTTCGCGCTCAATGTCTGCGAACATCTTAGCAGCCTCTGCTTGGGCATCAGGAGTTGGCGGTTTAGGCTGAGCAAGTTGTGCATCTTGTTCCGGAGTAATCTCATTGAGGAATTCATTAGCGTCTTTAAATCCAGCAGATTCAATAAACTTAGCTAATGTGTTGCGATACTGTCCCACCGTTACCAATGGGTTAGCAGGGCCAAACTGTTGCAAAATCTGTTCTTGTTTAGACAGAATCATTTGCAGCATGGTCAGTTTCTGATCTCTATCCCCAGAACCCAAGCCAACATTAACAGATACATCGTACTCATTAGCCCAAGTGCGAGGATCGAAAGCAACATACTTACCTCTCATTCTTACGATTTTCTCTTTATCCTGATACTTGCCAAGCAAGTGCAAGATGCCACGGAACAAACTCTTAACACCAGTCTCAGCAAAGATACGAGCAATCAGTTCTAACTTACCTGAATTAGACTTCACCATAGCCGCTACAGCAGCCGCAGTGACGTTTGACAAAACATCTGGGTCAAGACCTTGCTGAGCATCATTAACGCCTGTACGCTTAGCTTGTACGCTATCCATATATTCAAGCATTGGGAATGCCTGTGCAGTCACCGATGGGACTTGCATTGGAATAATTGCAGTAGGACTCTTGACTCGGATAATGCCACCAGGCGTAGCATTCAGCATGTCATCCAGATTGACCTGGCCATCAACAACACCAACACGAGCATTGTTAGTCAGATACAAGTTATCAAGCATCTGACGAGTAACCGTAGACTTGATTAGCTGAATATCCATAGTACGATCAGCAAGTGACTGACCGAAGAACTTATGAGGAATAGGAATCGGGCAGATAGAATGAAACGGAATTTCATCAATCTCTTCATCCCCTAGGATTTCGCTACCACAATAGACAATACGACGAAGCTCAGCAATTCCATCATCATCTTCATCGATGCGAATGTAACACTCATAGACCTCAATATTCTGCATAGCAGGATCAAGGCTATTAGAGTCATCTGGATTCTCACCCTGACTGAATCGAGCAATACGCTCCTGAGTAAAGCTAAGATCATCGTATGCGGGTAGATTATCTACCGTATCCTTGCTGTATCCCATAGCAATCAAGTCTGACCGTGGCATCAAGCGACGATGGGCTACGAATGGGGAATCTTGTACAGTCTTAGCAGACTTGGAGATAAGGAACTCTTCAGGCGGGACATTCTCAATCCTGACTTGACCTGACTTGAGAACCTTTTTAACAGTTACTGAGTACGATGGGGCTTGAATTGGCATACCAAACTCGCCAATACCAACATCAACCATGTCTACCTTCTGACGGACAATCTCAAGCGAACCATCAGACATCAATAGTGCCAGCTCATCTTCAGTCAGATTGCGATACTTCTCTTTGACTACATCTTCCTTAGCATCCCAGTACGCTTTGACAATACCGTTTTTCTGTAGCAGAGCATCTTTAAACCAGTTATGCAGGATAATCAGGCCATCATTCTCACGATAGAATACCCAGTTACAGTAATCCGTAGCTTGTTTAGCTGTTTCTTCGTCATTCTGTGACTTTGGTTCAAAGTAAACAATGTCCTCAGTGGTAGTAAACACACGGATTAATTGTGGCAATGCACCATCAATTGCTTCTGCTACCTCACCAGTAACGATCTGGCTGCGTCCTTCTACCTCATTGCCATAAGGGTATCGAAGATAATACTCAAGCGCCTTAGTGCGATCATTGCTAGTCTCAGAGTCAATAAACCCAATAGAGTTATCAATCTCTGCTTCTAATATACCTTTTACTGAACCTGAATCCATAGCTGCGTCCTAATAGGATATTTTGCTTATTA